ATTTTGTTTCGTGCAGATATATGGATTTTAATGTCCGCTGCATTGTATTGTTTGCAGTATTTTAAGTTTCCTTCACTAGTCATGGTCGAAAAGCCATGCATTCCAGTTTGATATGCTTTTTATATCACCCCAGGATCGGGATGAAAGTTCCTAGAAATTACTTTCCGTGTTGGTAGATAAACCCCAACATTTTCCAGCGTATTGGAAACACACGATTTGGCGCATCGTGTGGTATTTTAGACAAGCTTTGTTTTGGTTATTCTGATGATGATTTGATTATTTTGGTCTAATATAATCTTTTTATTAAATGATGAATATCCCACCTTTTGGTGGGACACTTTGCCCGGTGACCAGAGGCAACATACCTGTAGTCTAGTAAGGATGATTCTGTATATCAGAGTTGGAAATAGACTATTTACGCACCGCATCTTTATGATGCTTACCCAATATTCAAAACGGTATTATGACCTTTCTGTCGCAAATGCACAGAAATGGTGTCCCGAAAGGGAGATGAATACTATCTCGGATGAAGAGTAACGAGTGTGAATTATCGTGGGGAGTACTGTCTTAAGTGATAGTCGCCCAGTTAAGGGAGCGAGCTAGCAACCAAGTTGTTGTCTGCAAGCGGTTTAGAATCTCTCAACTAATGGGAGCTCTTAAGGGTATGATTTGTGAAAGTTAACGCATAGTGTCGTCGGATGGTAACCCCACCACGACTGAGGCTAAGCCCGCCTATGTATTACCGTATTGAATTGTCCTGAGCTGAAACGCCCAGTTTTTGATTGAGATAGACCTTGTAGATCTGTCTTGGTTGGCTTCGATTGGCATCGAAGTTGATTAGTAAGAGAACCACGTTATCACCATAGTGTCTGAACTAAGTTAGGTTAGATACCGTTTAGTGATGTTTTCAGTTGTACATCCGAATCCTTACGACAACTGTTTTTTGTGATTTTCGGATCACACGTCTTTTAAAACCCCGTCCGGGCGCGGGAAAGATTTTCTACGTTAAGAAAATTTGTAAAACGAACGGGCCTTTTCCATCATGAACAACTTTAAGATAGAAATTACTCAGAAGGCCAACACACGGGAATGCCAACCCGGGCAGGCTATGCCGCCGAACAACAACAACACAGAAGACCATCTCTGCATGGGTCTTCATGCCGAACTTGATGAACTCATGGAGTTCATCGATGCTTTTGGAAAACCCTACGTTGATGTAGAACGTGGGGAGAAATTGTATGATGAATTTGTATTTTCCCGTACGCCTCAGATGCAGCTGAGACGCACCGATGTGGTGCACCTCCCATATTCCCGGACGATTATTCCGGAATGTCCTTTGATATCTCATGATAATTATGAGATCGAATGGTACCCTGGTATCATTGTAAAGGAGGCAGATGCTTCTCTCTCACTCGAGGAGCATGTTATGCCTATGGGCAAATCCGAATCGCTGATTAGATTCGGATTTGATTTTGAGTGTGGTTTGCCATATAAGGTATTTAAAAATGCCTCTAGCGAACGTGTTTATTACACGTTGACAAATCACACACTCAATCCGAAATACAATCCTTATTGTTACCACAAGAACAAATATGTGGTGGATTATGATGAATTTCCTCTCTCTGGTTATACCAGAGCTATGGAAGATCATTTTGAGACGTTTACCATTACTGGCTGTACATTTGGCCATGTAAATAGGTGGACCAATAAGGTCGAACGAGTGGATGCCCAAATCACGTATGATGGGCACGGTAATCGCATTGGTATTAATCATTATAGCCCAACTCTGAACCACACGATGATGGTTTCAGAAACTTGGAGGGCTAAGAATGTAGAAGGAGATTGGTTTCATACTTTCTTCAACTGCCTTCTGAATGGTGAGGAATATCAAAATCTTGGAGAAACTCCTCAGTTTTTCCGGGGGGTGATTGCCAGCTTGTTCACCCTTTTCGGGGGGGGAAATTTAAATGTTCCTGATGATTTATCCCATGATGCTCGTGAATCAACTGAGGCTGTTAGAGGTCTCGGTGATGGTACGTTATTGGGAGCTTTTAGGTGGGTCTATAAAAATTGGACCACATTGTGGGATTCTCCGATCCTCAAACACATGTCTTGCCTTCTTTCCATTGGAATTTTGGTTGGATTTGCCCCTCCAGAATGGAGTACATTTCATCTTAAAGCTTATAGAGTTTATAAGATCGAAACTGCCGGTAGATTTTCGTCTGCCCTGGAGATGGCTGATGGGTTTATGGATTCCCTCAATTATTTTGTCGAGGCCACGGTGGCTTCATGGGAAGTAGGGAATTTATCTCCCTTTTTCTTCGAGAGAACCACAGCAGCTGCTTTGGATTCTTCTTATGAAGAGATAGCTGAGATAGTTCCTCAGATTATTACTGGTTCTTGGTTTGAAGATCCCAAGAACTGCTTTTCTGAACTCATGCAACGCATGAACAATACCATCGAGGCCTATAAGGTAGCAGTTGCACAATGTGCCCCACGCTCCGCTGAACGCAAACTATTGCACACTAGACAACTAAAACTGTCCGGGTGGTATTTGGATATTGCTATCATGCGTAGGGGTGGTAGCTACTGCAAGCAGGCATGGAGTGCCATAGTCTCAGGACCAGCAGGTATTGGAAAATCGCTGATTCAGAGATTATTGGCTGCACTCATCTTTAAACACTACGGTGTGAAATATGATGAGGCTCTTATTGCCAATTTGAACCCTGATGATAAGTATCATTCCACGATCACTAATTCCACTATGATCGTCCGCATTGATGATGTGGCCAATAGGCCGTTGAAGTACGATGAATCTCTTGGAATTGCTGCTGCGCTGCAGATGATCAATAACGTTCCTTTTATTGCCACTAAGGCAGAATTAGAAGAAAAGGGACGAGTGATCCCAGATTTGCGTGCAGTTATAGGATCAACAAACAATCCAGAAATGTGGATGGATTTGTTGTCAGTGCACCCAGAATCTTTACGTAGACGTGTTTGTAGAAACACCGTTCGTGTGAAGGCTCAATGGGCTAACACTGATGGTACTGTCAATTGGGAAAAGGTGGAATCAAATCCACCGCCCAAGCTTAAACTTATGGGTATCACCGTCAAAGACATGGTTTTAATAGATATTGAAACTAGTGGTGTTGGTGGTTATAAACCCAAAGTTATAAACTATAGAGGTCGCAAGGTTGCCCTTAAAGGCCTTGATTTGGCGCAATATTTGTTCTTTCAAGAAATGTGTCTTCGTCAACACGACGAGGAACAGGAAGAATATGTTGGTGCCATTAAGAACGTTAAAGCTTGCAAGTGTGATCACTGCGGTTTTCTCGTTTGTCCCCCCACTTGTCCTGGACACATTCACCAATTTCCTGCAGACACAGAGTCTGACCAAGGAGGTTCGGTACCGGCCCCTGAGGGCCCAGGAGTCCATCAATCGGCAATCACTGATGCAGCGATTAGAACGCTGAAATTGGCAATTGAAGATAGAGTTGGGGACGTCCCGTTTTTAGGGGGTATGTGCAAGAAAGTTGTAGGCACTCTCTTTGAATGGTTGTGGCCGGAAGCCTTATTAGTTTCTGCTCTCACCGTTGCTATTGAATTTGTTTCAAGAGAATCATATACTCAATGGTGGTTTTGGATTCCCGATGGAGTCTGGGAGTGGCAAGTTTGGAGGCATGTCGCCGGCGTGTTACAAGATGTCGAATTGAGGCAGCGCATTAGAATGGCTCAGAACAAATTTTATTCAAATTTTCTTCTGATGGCAGTTTCTCTTGCTAGTTGTGCTATCGAGTATAAGTATCAGGATAAGATACCGCTTCGTTACAAAGCTTTTGTGACGACTGTACCTATGATGTTGCTTTTCAAAACTAGTTGGCCAACACCGCGATCCCGCGCCCTCACATTTTTTGCTTTATTTGTTGGGACCATTTACCAATCGCGCAACGCAGCAATAGTTGTCATTTCTCTTTTCCAATTCTTTTGTTTTGGTTTTATAATGAAAGACTTACGTACTAATGCTTATGAATACATTAGCGCTAAAAGAAATGCAATAGGGGAATTCGGCAGGGAAGTTCGAGAGCGTTATAGTCCTGCTCTCAAGGCAGCCCTCTTAACGTTAAGCACAGTAGGTGCGGGTTATATGGCGTATACGCTATACAACACCTTCGGTGCTACTACAGAAGAGGATGCACAATCTGTGGTTGTTGGCTCACCCACGGAGGTGCAACAGAGTCTTATGGCACAGAAAGTAATGCCTGACTCTGACAAGCATGAGCCCCCCCCTCACATTAATTTCATGGATAATTCCAATGAAATGTTGGAGAGGAGGAATGCTCTACGAAACACTTGGTGCAACGATGTCGCCAAAACTTCTTTTGGTACCAAGGACACTGCGACATATACACCTGAACAATTTTTGGGTGTTGTTAAAAAGAACATATCTACTGTTCATGTGTTGCAGGGGTCCGATTGGAAACCCAAGTGTAATGCTTTCTATCGTTGTGGAGATCTTGCCGAAATTTCAGCACATGATGCTCCGACTGGTACTGAGATTTGGTTGATCACAGATAATGAGAAACCACATTCTCACAAGAAAATCACTGTGGATCCCACTAGTGTTTTCAAAGAGAGACCAGACAGTGAGACCGTGCTTATTTACCTTCCAAAAGGTTCCAAGCAGAATATGAACAAATTCTGCACCGAAAAGCCGGCCACCTTAAATGATATTGTTTTCATACATAGAAATTTGGAAACAAAGAAAGCAACAATGCGTCCCACGCGTTTAGCTCAGTATTTACCTGATAAGGAACATACTCTGACATATCAGTGGGGCAATTCTGAGGAAGACAAAAACTTCCTCAGAGCAGCAGATCCCAGTCTATCAGAAGAATCTCTGAAGATTGGGAAAACGTTTGCGGGGGCTTGCGGTGGTGTTTACGTCACAAACTCCAAATTTCCTGTAGTGGTGGGCATACATTATGCTTGTGCTGCTAAGGATATGAGTTGGGGCAGATCCCAGATTTGCAGCTCGGCTTTCGTGGAGGCGACTTTGTTACACATTCAACAGAATTGTCTGTCTATGTGCCTCACCGCCAATCCACCCGCAAATTGGATTCCCACTATTAATGGGAAACAGGCTTTCGAGCCTCAACCGGATCATTCCGGTTCTCTCACCGATCAGGTGTCGTGGTGTCAGGAAAATATACCTGATATGAAACGATATCTCTTGGTGGGGGAGCCGGCCCGTGCTGAGCTCAAGGAAGCACAAATTCCCGAGACCAAACAATCGGCAGTCTCGGTTGCTCCTGGCGGTGCAGATCAGCACCAAGGAGCATATTATCTCGGTGCTCGTCAAATGGCTGCATTCTATAAATCGAAAGCAGTTGATACATTGATTGTGCAGTCGGTGGCCAAGAAATTTCCCGATCAGCCCACTTTTGGTGGTCCAGGATTTGGACGATCGATGTGGCCTAAAAGTGCCGGTTATAGCTACGAGAGTTCACCTGGTCTCCCTCAGGCCCATTTGGAATGGGCCACAAGAGATTATTTGATGGACTTGCTCTTAGAATTCCGGAAAGCCGAAGCGCTCCACAAACATGCTCGCCCTCTCACTTGGTGCGAAGCATTGAATGGAGTTCAAGGGGTCAAATATTTAGACCCCATGAACTGGAGCACCTCTATGGGTCTCGGTTTTACTGGGAAGAAGCGCACATGGCTCTATGAATTTCTCGACGAAGAAGGTAACCCGAAAAAGGACTTTCTCGAAGAGGTATGGGAAAGAGTCAAGTGGTGCTTAGAGCAGCTCGAAGCTGGTAGAAGGGTCCCTTGGATCTTTTCTGCTACCCCCAAAGACGAACCTACTCCTAAAGATAAGGATAAAGTTCGCCTGTTCATGGTGGGTGAAGTTGCGTGTGTGATTCTAGTTCGCATGTACTTTACCCCCTTGTGCAGAATTTTGCAGATGCTCACCGCGACATCAGAATGTGCGGTGGGAATGAATGCCACTTCCTATGATTGGGAAGCGGTCATGCAATACCTGGAACAATTTTCGCTTCATTTTGATGGAGATCACAAGAAATACGATTTGGTTAAAGCCCAACAAATTTCGCGGGCTTCATACAGAATTTTGATCGAGATCGCATCATGGTGTAATTACACCAGCAAAGATTTATTTGTGATGCAAATGATGGTCGGCGATTTGGTCCAACCCTTGGTCAATTTTAATGGTCATGTGGTAGTTTTAGAAGGTTCTACACCCTCCGGAATTCCCTTAACTGTTATTATTAACGGGCTTGACAACAGTCTTATGAACCGGTGTGGTTTTAAAGCCTGTTATCCAGAAGCACCTGTTGGCACCTTTCGGGTGGCTGTGAAGCACATCAACTACGGTGATGACTTCATAAACGCCGTCCATAGGGCCTATGGCAAATTCAACTTTTTGGCCCTACAGGAGTATTTGGCTCTCTACGGCATCCATGTGACACCCGGAGTCAAAGACGCCGAAGGTAGGAAGTTTGTTGAGTTTGACAAGTTGGTGTTTCTGCAGCGTCGGTCCCGTTATGAGCCACGTTTAGGGTACAGAATCGGTGCCCTGGAAGAGAAGTCCATCACCAAAATGTTAAGCTGTGTTTTGGCTTCATCCTCGATGACACGAGGAGAAGCCACGGCTATGAACATTGATACTGCTCTCCAGGAATACGTTCACCACTCTCCAGAGATTTTCTCTGATAGACAAGAGTGGTTACGTGGTGCAGCGGCTGAGGTAGGCATCGCCCATATGTGCAGGAACATCAATCGCACAAATGAGGAATTGTTTCAAGCTTTACACGCTGATGTGTGAGCACGTCCTCCGACGACGTTAAAAGCATGGCTCTGCGCGGGTCCGACCGTGCACTTAGATAGAAGCCCAAATCGGACTTTGTATATTGGTTACCACTCAACCCATTTTTCTCCTCAGGGTTGGGGAGGCTTGTACAATTTAGAATGTACACATTACATATTTATGTCCCTGTTTATATTTATGGAGAAACAACAGACTTTGCATTGATACGCGCAAAGTACTGTACATAGTTGTATTTCCAATATTAATTTATATGATTTAGAAGAAATTCCAAAGATGCAGAAGGTAGGCACCGTCACTTTTGCACACGCAGATTCC